CCTGTAGATAGTGGAACTAAATATGCAATTGTAACTTGGTTGGGACACCAAATTGATTTTGATGGTATACCACCAATGTATCTTCCTAATGGAGAAAATAAATATGCAGATGTTAGATTCCATGGAGATGTATAACCTGCTAAAATACAACTATGGCAACTGAAACTTTAAGATCAGGTGTTTCTATCACTTTTGATGAATACGATATAAAAGACAATAACAAATTAGGTGTTTATCAAATGATGAACCCTGCAGTCGAATTTTATTTAAAAGATATAGCACCAACAATATCAAAAGCTGTTGTAGTAGGTGCAGGAATTGGTATTTATAGCAAAATACTTGATGAAGCAGGTGTAGAAACACACAATATAGAACCTAACTCTGAAAGATTTGGGATGTTACAAAGTAATGTTCCTAATGGCACAAATATTAATAAAGCAATAAGTGATACTGCCTCTACAGGAACTTTAAAGTGGTTCACTTTAACACCTTCAGGTTCAAAACTAGATACTAATAATGGATCTCAAAGCGAAAGCGTAGATGTAGTAACACTCGATAGTTTAAACATAGCTGATGTAGATTTGCTAGTTATAGATGTTAATGGAAAAGAATACGAAGTATTACAAGGTGCAGCAACAACAATACTTCCAACTACAAAAGTTATTGTGCATTGGAATACACATTTAGCTGAAAACTTAGCCGATTTAAAGTCTTGGATAGAAACTCAGTCAAGAACTAAATCATTATTACACTGGGAAAGTTCTGATGATTCTATAACTAAAAAAAACATTCTTTCTAATATTTCCTACGACCAACTAGATGTTGTTATAGACGCAGATATACTGCTGGAGTAATATGAAAAAATGGTGGGAGACAAAAAAATATAAAAGACTTCTAGAGGTAGAAGAACATTCCTTAGATTATCCTGAAATACAATTTCTTACAGATCAAGAAGAATATATAGATTTATGCCCTGTAAAACCTGCTAGTGAATTTTCTGAACCTGCTTGGTATAGAAACTTACAAAGAGAGTGGACAGAAATGCGTGATGGTAAGAATGGAAATTATCACGATAAAACTTGGAACAAAATACCATATTACGAAAACAGTCTTAAAAAATGTCCTACAGTATCAGACCAACTTAACTTAGGTTATATCATACCTTTGTGGGTAGATTTAAAAATAGACCATACACAAGCAAAAGGTTTTAGTTGGTACAATAAACACGCTTTTGATGACACTATAGAACATATAACTTCACACGATCCTAAATCAATAGGTTCAATGCCTATTCCTGAAAATAGTTATTTTACTGCACTAAAGTTTACAAACCCTTGGGATATTATTACTCCACCAGGTTGGTCTGTTATCATAACACAACCTTGGTATCACAGAAACCTTGAGATAGAAATACTACCTAGCATTGTGGAAACTGATAGCTACCACCAAATGAATATACCTTTCTTATATCATGGCAGGGGAACAAAGACATTTAGACAGGGAATGCCTCTTATCCAAGTGATACCTTTTAAAAGAGAAGAAATCCCTAATTATTTAGTGTCAACTAGAAATAAAGAACAACAAATCTACTACAATAAAAGCAGGGCTGCTGAAAGAACTAAGTTTCATGGTTGGTACAGGTGGCTAACTAAAACAAATAAAAAAAGATGGAAAGAGCAAGGAATAATATGAAAAAATGTCCAATACCTAATGTAGGCAATATATGGTCTCAGCCTATGAAAGATATAAGAAGAAATGCTTCTAAAGTAATTTTTACTGTTGCAAAACCTATTAATTCTGCAGGTCAGGAAACTCCTAATAGCTTGGCTGATGTAGGTTTCAGAACACCTAATAAATTTTTAAAAGCTCCCAATGGTTGTGTATCAACTTTATATCAAAGAGAAAGATTATACGAAGTTAAGTTTCCTTGGAGCTATGTCAAAATAGAATTAAAGAAAAATCAATTTGTTGATGAAATAAATAGATATGGAGGTTACACAGCACACGCACATTACACAGGAGCTGTTAAACATAATGGACCATTTAACGATTTTATTTTAGAAGAAAAAGACGCTTGGGCTAGTCCTGATAGACCTGTAATGCAAATAGCATTGCCATTTATGATATTGACAGATGATCCCGAAGTTTGGCTAGATGTTGTACCAAGTGATAGAAACCCCTCTTATAATCTTCCTATAGCGACTGTAGGAGGCTTTATGCCTATTTATGGGTGGACTAGAGGCTTATCTTGGGCTTTTGAGTGGTTGGATACAAGTGTTGAGGAAATAACCTTAAATCACGATTTAACAATGTTTAATCTTTTATTTAGTAAGCCTGTAAAACTTGAATACCAAGAATGGAATGAAGACTTCCAAAGACAGTGGAATCAGATAGCAAATGTGTCTAAGAATAGAAGAGCTACTAACGAGCTTTACCCTACTGCGATAGAAAGAAGACCTAAGAAAGTTATTAAGAGTAAATGGTTTTCAAAGTAAAGAAACCTAATATTGAGTTTGTTACTCCACATAAACCTTTATTGGAAGTAGCACCACCTGTTCCTGCAGGTCAAATGATACCTGATTGGTTTTCTTCAATGTCCAACGATATACCTGACGCAGGACACGAATTTCCTAGAATAGGAGATTGGATCAAAGACTTTACAGGGCATACAGTAAAAAAATGCCCTGCAATAATAGATTTTTTAACTGAAGGGTATATTGTTCCTTTGTGGTGCGATATATTAATACAGAAACAAAACGATAGATTGCATTGGGAGAATAATCAATTAGATATAGGAATAGTAGAGTTTCACAATTATCAACAAGCACCTACCTATCCTTTTAAAGAAAATGATTACAAACACCCATTAAAATTTATAAGCCCTTGGTGGTTTAAAACTCCACCAGGTTGGTCAACACTATTTATGCAACCACAATTACACCCACAAGATAATTACACATTACTTCCAGGAATTGTAGAAACTGATAGTTTTCATCAAGTTAACTTTCCAGGTATATGGCACAGAGAAGGAGATACTATACTTAAAAGAGGTATTCCTTTTCTTCATGTAATACCTTTTAAAAGAAGTGATTACAACTTAGTAAACAGAGTTGCAACTGATAAAGATAATGATACAAATGCTTATCAACAAACAGCTTTGAGGTCTAAGTTTGTTGGTGGATATAGGGATATCACAAGAAGATTTAGAAAGAAATTAAAGTGAAAGTTTGGATAGATCAAGATTTGTGTACAGGAGATGGCTTATGTGCCGAGATATGTCCTGAGGTATTTGTTATGAAGAACGATGGATTAGCCTATGTAAAAGAAGGCGATAAGGTATTTTCTGCACTAGACAACAACCCACAGGGTGCTGAAGGTCAAGCTGAGGTGCCTAAAAGCCTAGAGGACGCTGTTGTCGAATCAGCCGAAGAATGCCCTGGGGAGTGTATTTTTGTAGTACCATAGTACTATGGGCAATAATTATAACCTAGAATACGAGTTGATAAAGAAAAGCAGACTTACTAATCGTGCTCCTTCTACTATAACTAGCGAAGTCATACCTCATATTGAAGGATTAAAAAGCTGTAAGTGTGGCTGTAAAAAATATACTAATTCTTAATATCTAAATACTATACGCACTATTTTTGTGTGCTACAATTAATCTATAAGTGAACCTAAGGAGAACTAATGGCTAAAAAAAATGAAGCTGTAAGTCAACCACAAACTGTACCAACAGATCAAGTACAGAAGTTAGTTGACCAATACAATCAATTAGTTGCTGAAAAGAATCAATTACTTGGAATAGTAAATGAAATGAAAATGCAAGTTGCTAATCATTCTGTTGAAATTGCAAGTAGAGATACAGAAGTCAAGCGACTAAATGGTTTACTCCAACAAATAGTTGGTGGAAATCAAGAAGCTACTACAAAAGAAGAAGAATAATGGCTTCTAAACAGGGTGGGCAATCATTCTTAACTTCTTTACAAGAAGTTAATAAGAAAACATCAGTATCTAAAAAATCAAAAGTTGACTTGTTACTCGTTGAACTAGAAGATAGTAATAAAGAAATGCTAGAAGACTTAAAGACTGCTTTAGCAGATACACAATTTTCAGCTAGTAATATATCTGTAACACTAAAAGACTTTGGTTATCAAATATCTGATAGTTCTATAAAAAGATGGAGGCAACAGAACAATGGGTAAATTTTCTGACGACTTAAATAATCTTACTAAAAAGCAAAGAGATGTTGCTAATGCTAAAAAAGTAGAGAAACAACATCCGAAGGGTTTTGAACCTGGAATCGTTTGGTCTGAAAAAGAAGGCAAAGGTTCTGCTTCTATGAAATCTTCTGAAAAGATTAGATCAAATAAAGTATGGGCTGAACATCTTAAAGAGTGGGGGTTTGATCCAGAAGAGTTTGAAGTTCTTAATGATTCTGTCCAATATCGTGCTTGGGACACGAATATGGGCGAAGGTCAAAAAGAAAGAATGCACTACTACAAAGTAGACATTGTTAAAAAAGGCAAAAATGAACTCTATGATCCTACACCTCTAATTAAAGAGATTAAGGGTAAAAAACCTAAGCTAACCAAAGAAAATGGAGAAGAAGCTTGGGTAATCGCTCTTTCCGACTGGCAACTCGGAAAAGAGGATGGAGATGGCGTTGAGGGTGTTACCAAGAGAGTATTACTTGGTATAGAACAGGCTAAAGATAGAGTAAAAGCTCTTAGAAAGCAAGGAACGACTTTTAACAAATGTGTAGTGGCGTGCCTCGGAGATTTAATCGAGGGGTGTGATGGCTTCTACGCCATGCAAACTTTTTCAGTCCAGCTCAACCAACGAGATCAGGTTATGCTTGGAACTAACTTATTAGTAAAAGTTATTGAAGAACTTGCACCATTATTTGATGAAGTTGTTGTTGTATCTGTAGCAGGAAATCATGGAGAAAATCGTGGTAATGGTAATAAAGCATTTACTGATTTTGCAGATAACTTTGATTTAATGATTGCAGATAACGCAGCAAGAGTATTCAGTGCTAATAAAAAATCTTTTGGTCATGTCAAATTTGTTATACCTGAGAATGAACTAGATATTACTTTAGACATTAATGGAACAATTATGACATTTGCTCATGGACACCAATTTAGAACAGGTGCAGGAAATTCTGCTACAAAAGCATTCAATTGGTTAAAAAATCAATCTGTGGCAAAGCTCCCTGCAGGAGACTGTGATATTTTATTATCAGCTCACTTTCATCACGAATCTGTGCTAACAGAGTATGGAAGAACTCATATACAAACACCTGCACTAGATGGTGGATCTTTATGGGTAGAAAATACATTAGGTTTGACAACTAAGCCAGGTATTACCACATTTAGCGTAAGTAATAAAGGCTGGAGAAACTACCAAATTCTTTCATAAAAAGAATTTTATATAAACTTGCAATACAGAGTATGTAATGTAAGAATATATATATGGAATTAGAAGTATTAAGAATTAGTTCACAAGCTGATTCTACAAGTGGTATTCTATTCGACATAACAGGTGGGAAGCGTAAATTCCTTTGTTATACAGTTGAAGACGAATATCGTTCTACAAAAGTCAAACACGAAACAAGAATCCCTGCAGGTGTATACAATTTAACACTTAGAACTGAAGGTGGTTTTCACTCAAGGTATCTTAAAAAATATGGACCTGAGTTTCACAAAGGTATGATTTATGTAAATAATGTACCTAATTTCGAGTGGATTCTTTGGCATACTGGGAACAATGATGAGTCGACCTCGGGTTGTCTCATTTTAGGTCAAAATCAAGAAAGCAATTTAGTAAAAAAAGATGGTTGGGTTGGATCAAGCGTTTCTGCGTATAAATTCGTCTATCCAAAAGTAAAAGAAGCAATTTTATCAGGAGAAAAAGTTACTGTTAAATATGTAGACTTTGATGATACAGGAGATAATGAATTTATTGCTGTATCAGGGAGAGAACCTGTATATTCAGAAAGCCCTGAAGAAACAGTACATAAAACACAAGTGTATGATTTTTCAGCAGTTCCTGTATTCTATGGTCCCTTTATGTATAAGAGACCAATGCAAAAGCACGAGAATATTAAGCTTTGGCAGAAAAAAGTAGGTATCTCATCAGATGGTTGGTTTGGTAGAGGTACAGAAGCAAAGGTAAAAGAAGTACAAAAAAAACTAGAAATAGGGGAGACAGGCATACTTGACAAGGAAACCTGGAAACTTACTTTTGCAATCAAAGAAGAACAATAGACAAACACCACCATTTGGTGGCAGAAAACTTATTTATACTTATCCAAATTTGAGGGGAGATGATATTGCTTGTTGGCAAGATCAAGTCGGTGGTTTAATAGTAGATAGCTATTATAAAAAAGAAGATGCTGAGAGGTGTAAGCAAATACAAGCTCTGAACAATCTTGAACTTACAGGTATTGTTGATGAGCAAGTATGGAACTTGTCTTTTGGCAGAGAGGAATAATGTACATTATGCCAGATTATTGGAGAACTGCATTAATTAGAGCAGGAAGAACATTTGCACAAACTTTTGTTGCTGTTCTTATGGCTAATCAAGCAGGAATGTTTGAAGCAGATGTAGTTATGGCTGCAGCGATTGCTGGAGCTTCTGCTGCTGTTTCAGCGATACAAAATGCGTTGGAAGACGCACCATTCCCATTTATGTCTAAGATCCCTAAAGGATAATCTAGATTTAAATAGGCTATAATTAAGAAAGTGGGTAGGCAAAATGCTTGCCCACTTTTTTATTTATAATGAAATATTTAAACAAAATTCAAACAGCAATACGCCTACTTATAGTATGTTTACTCATTTACCCATTTCCTATTGCTATGGCTAACCATGTTCCAACACAAGCACCTTATGATACAAATGCTAGTAATGATGCTAACGCAGGGACTTTTACTATTGGTATATTAGGTTCAGATGGATTTGAAGATAGTCCACCAGAAAGCTATACAATATTCTTTAGTCAATCTAGTGGTGTAACTGAAACAAATAGTTTTTGTGTAACTACTTCTTTTGGACAT